ACTAGCAATTTTGAGATATTCCTTTTTGCTAATATTGGATTTACTAGAAGAAAGCATATAGCGCTCGCCGTAATAAATCGACTTAGCGTGACCGTCGACACATACGGCAGTTTTCCCGTAAATGTGCGACTTGTCCCCAGCGTACAAAATACAGTCGTAAAATGCCGTTACTTTTTGACCGTTCAAAACTGCCCTAGTGGATTTAATAGAATAGTTTTCCGGCTCTAAACAAAGCCGCGCCTTTTCTTTGTTTGGATTATAGGTAGAAACTTTAATTTCCCCTAAGTTCACAGAGTTTTTGAATGCAGTGCAAAGCCTATCAGCGTCTAAACAATTTTTAGCCCATTTATTGTTAGGACTAACAGCGGCTATAACTGCAACTGTAGTTTCAATACTCAATTCTGTTTTGGCTGCTATTGTTTTAGCTACGTTATAGGCTTGTTTATACCAGTCTAATCCGGCGATTTTTGTATCTATTGGCGCTGAGTAATAGACCCCTAATATATTGAGACAATCTAAGCTGTCAGCCTGAGTGATGTTTGGTTTTTTCATTGGTTATTTTCCTATTGGTTATAGTTGGTTTATCGAAGCGCCAAATTAACAGATTGGCCCTAAGTGTCTATAACTAATTGGTTTTTTGTTTATTCTACTAAGTGGCTTTGATTGATTTACTAAGATTGGAAAATGAAAAATTAATTTTTTTTTATACGCGTACGTTATTACGTACGTGGGTACACTGCCCTGACAAAATCTTTACATATAGGGGTACAAATAGAGTAGTCGCGCAGGGTAAAACTTTTTTTAAAACCGGAGTTAAGTACCACTCCAGTATTAGTTGCAGGGGGACTTCAGTTGTAACGGATCATGGAGGGTTACTTAACTCATTGGTTGACCTTTTAACAGAGGGGGCTACATGACCACCTAGTTAATCAATCAAACATATAAAGGATGCACTAGTGGACTGTAAGCGTTTAGACAATAGAACAGCAGAAGAGATTATTCATGCCATTAACGATGCAGTGGCTAGTTACAGAGAGACAGGTAAGCAGCACACAGTCGTGTACTCTACCAAGCTCAGGACAGCTATTTCTATGCCTTCAGACCCTCACCTACATGAGTATGGGTGGGATGAAGTGCTTACTATCTGTTGTTAATCAGTGCTTTATTAGGTACTCGCGCAGGGTAAAACCAACCTGTTAACTTTTTAGTTGACACCCCACTAAGTGTTGTTCATAGTGTCCTTGTTAACCAACAAGGATACAACTATGAAACATAATGCAACTATTAAAGTAACTCAGCGTATGCTGAACAAGTCTATCATTGACGCTAACAAGTCTGTGGTATCATTTATTAAGAGCTACCTACCTGTGGACTATGATGCCATTGAAAACGGCACTAAGACCACTCACACGATGTTCTACTCTGATGGTGAAGATACGGAATTACGTCTGTATCGCCGTCCAAGAGGTGACAAGCTCTTGTCTATCAAAAATCTAGCTAAAAAAGCTAAGGCTGGTGATACTGTCACTCTTAGTCACCACACTGGTGCATCCATTAAGAACTATACTGATGGTGTTTTGATGCTGTGCAATTACTACATTCAAGTAGATGTTCTGCAAGGAGAAGTGGCATGAAAGAACAAATATTCAGCAATTTCGTGTGGGCTATTGGAGGTTTGACTGAGGTAATTGGTCAAATGCACACTAGTACTACTAATGAATCAACCAAACTACACTGGCATGATAATGAGAACTACTGGTTCTCGCTAGAAATGCGTGATGATGGTATCTATGCAGAAATATCTGATAGCACAAATCCAAAGGTCATGTACGCCGCAATAGGTTACTGCCAGTATCATAGCATTGACTACATTCTACCGTGGCAAGAACATATAAATGCACAGATGGAGAAGAAAGCCATCCAAGACAAAGAGGGTTCTGATGAGTAAAGCCCCCTATGTAAGACCCCGAATGCGGGGCAACACTATGGTTTATGATATTAGATCAACCACTGCACTCTCTCAGGCGTTCCCCAACATCAAGTTCCCTGAGACCTATACCTCAAAGACAGATGCTAATGCCCGTGGATATGAGTTGAAGCGTAACTTTGAGGCTTGGAAGGCCGGAAACTATGATGCCATGTATGTAGATGAGCGTTCAGTAGAGGCCTTGGTGCAGTACTACAAGAAATCTATGTCGTACACTCAGATAAAGACTGATGCTACTAGGCGCTCATACTCTGAGCATCTGCGCCATGTGCTTCCACTCTGCATAACCGACACACAGTTTATGAAAATGAATGTGTCAGACGTTGACTATGAATATGCACAATCTATGTGGCTACACATACAGGATTTGGTATCAACACACAAAGCTAACCATACTTTCAAGGTGCTGAAGCTAGTTTGGAACGAAGGTCTGCGTGGAAGTAAGGTTAAGGCTAACCCTTTCACTCTAATAAAAGTACCAAAGCTACCTGACCGCAAAGTTATGTGGGATATGGATCAACTAACAGGCATGATTAAGTTCTGTGATGATAATGGTCACCCTTCTATGGGTACAATGCTTACTATGTGCTATGAGTTCTGTCAGCGTCCTGTTGATGTACGTAAGATGAAGTGGTCAAACATTGATGGCAAAACTGGTGTTAGTAATTTCATTCAGCAAAAAACTGGTAAGCAAATGAATATTAAAGTCACCAATGCTGTCCAAGAACGTCTTAAGCTTCACTCTAGGCGTAATACTGATGATTACATATTTGCAACAAGTTACGCAAATAGGCCATTTACTGCTGATAGGTGTAATAAAGTATTTCGTAAACTTGCCAAGGCCTATGGTATGCCAGAAGTCCCTCTTCTTAATGAATTTAATAAAGATGGGAGCCAGAAGTATTCAAACATATGGATGGCTGATCTTCGCAGAACTGGAGCTACTCATGCCTCACAGGCAGGGTGTACTGATAGAGAGCTAATGGCTCTTACAGGCCACCGTAACCCACAAATGCTAGTAGTGTACGCCCTAGAGGGTGAGATCGAAAGTACCAATGCAAATGTTAAAAGAGGACTACTCTAATGGATTGTTTTAAAGATATCTATACCCATGAGGGGCATATCAATAAGTACAAGGTGTTCTTAGTATTTGATGAAGATAATGTGCAGATTGAGCGTATTGCTGATATGGGCAATAACCTTCCTTACCCTAGACTAAATACTATGATGCTAGGGGCTACGTGGACTTCAGCCAGAACTAAAATGACTTATGAAAGGGTAATATAGATATGGGTACGGAACAGCTAAAGGTCGAGTATGTTGATCATTCTGGCAGTGATTTGTCAGTAGTCAACGCCGCCCGTGTGTCTTTTGATAAACGTTCTGAAGCTCTTGGATATGTGGGGGTTGAAGGGAAACCTATGACCCCCGTTATTCACGATGTGGATAAGAAGCTAATTAAGTATTTGGCTGACCATGAACACTACAGCCCGTTTAATCATGCATTTGTTACCTTCAGGTGTAGCGCACCCCTATTTGTTATGGGTCAGCTAAAGAAACATGAGTATATGCCTTGGAATGAAATATCCCGTAGATATATCAATAGTGAGCCTGAGTTTTATAGGCCAGATGATTGGCGTGAACGTAATGAGGATAAGAAACAGGGATCATCTGATAAAACTGTAAAAAGTTTGCAGTGGACTGAAATAGATACTGAGTTGCATACAGACGAACATCCTATGTGGGAATTTTGGGATGAGAGTATCACAGAATATACTGATTTTATTTACGGTGAAGTGGCTGAACTCTACCAGCGCATGATTGAAAATGATGTCTGTCCTGAACAGGCTAGAATGGTACTCCCACAGTCGATGATGAGTAGTTGGATATGGAGTGGTACTATCAAGGCAGTAGCTAAGATGTGCAAGCTTCGCTGTAAGCCGGACACTCAGTACGAGACCCGTGTAATAGCCAATCTGATAAGCAAAGAGATGGAAGAATTATACCCTACATCTTGGGCGGCACTAATGGGCAAACAGTACCCCTTTATAAGGCCCATGAGTCGTGATGAACGCACTAGAGCCACAGAGCGAGAGGAATCAAACGGCCTTAGTGACTTCCCTATAGTAAATTAATTGCAGAAATCGCACTGTGCGACAATCCAATGTGCGGTGCGATTTTTGGCAGTATTTTTAACAAAACGTAATAAAAACAATAACTTGGCTCCGGCGGTTGGGATCGAACCAACGACCAATTGATTAACAGTTATCGTTTGTTTTCAATGACTTACAGGGCTTTGTTTTAAACGCCTGTTAACACTAAGTGGTAATACTAACAATTAGTAAATACTTTATAACTAACACTACACTAGGTGTTGACAGAATAAATAATGCCTGTATGCTAACGCTGACCCTACGGGGCAGATACAGCCAACAACTAGGAAACCAATGACCTATCACCAGCAATTAAAAATAGTACAGACTATACCAGTACAGGAAGGCGAGACCCTAGTAGTAACTTGTCCCTTCTGTCATGGGCCAAAGAAGATGGCTCTTTCCAAGTCAGGCGGCAAACTACTCTGGTACTGTTATAGAGCTTCTTGTGAAGCCAAGGGTGTATACTCTGGCAAACGCAACCAGCAAGCTGTTAAGGACTACTTAAACAATGTAGACTTAAATAAGGCTAAGGCTAAAAAGCCTGTACCAAGCATAACTACTTCCATAGACAATCACGCCCCAGCCATAGACTACCTAAAGTCTGTGAATAGTTGGGATGCCTACCAAGATAATCTTATTAAGGTACGCTATGCCCCAGCAGAGGACAGAGTGCTGTTCTACGGAGAAGAAGGCGCAGTAGGACGTTCTCTTAGAAAGTTTGGCCCCAAGTGGTTATCTTATGGAGAACTGCCTCATGGTATTACTGTAGGAACTGGAGACATAGCTATTATGGTGGAAGATACTCCATCTGCTTGTTCCGTTAGTAGACTGTCGGGTTACGTGGGAGTAGCTCTCTTAGGAACTACCGTCACTCGCGGCATTCGACAAACACTTAATAAATACACTACTAAGTATTTAGTTCTTGACAAAGATGCATCTCTCAAGTCTATTGCACAAATGAGACACATAGATAGAAGTCTCAAAATACGATTAACCAACGTGGATTTAAAGGCCATGACTATAGGCGAAATACAACAGTTAATAGGTGCAGAGAGTAATTAGATTA